GGGGGCGCTCTCATAGGTATTCAAACCCAGACCTTTATTCAAACGCCCAAGGGTAGATTCTACTACGTGGCTCAATCGCCAGTCGGTAAGGGTTGGGTGCTTGACGGTACGTTTGAAATGGCGTCAATTAATTCTCTGTGGAAATTAGGTTGCATCCCCTGCACAAACAATTTTAATTCCCCTTCGCAACCCTGCTAATGACTCCTCAGCAACTCTGGGCTCAGTATCACGCAGCTGTTCAAGCTGGGAGAGCGGATTTGGCACAACAACTACTGAGACAACTCAGCAAATTCAAAGCCACTCCGCCGCCCAGAAAAGGTGGGTGCGCGAAATGTAAGAGTAGATTTTACTGAGGTTTTCAGGGTAAAACATACGAGAGCTGCTAAACAGTGACCATGAAAAAGCAAGTATCTGATGAGGCCAGAGACCAAATAATCCGGCAGAAGGAATTTCTGGCAGCCGAATCACTGAAAGTATCTTGTGAAGCCATCGGGATGCTCCAAGATCAGCTCCCTGAGTGTTCCACACGCGACTTGGTGCAAATCTTTTCTGCTTCTATAAAAGCCCACCGCGAGATCACGGAAGATATCCTTGTCCTCACTGCGAAAGAATTACCCGAAGAGGAACTGCAATCTCGCGAGTACGACGGGAAAGTGGAAGAACTGCTTAAGAGAATCTCAAACTTCTAAAATGAGACCAATAATCTACAAGGCTAATCAACTTGATGAACATTCCTCCTGGCGCAAATACATACGAGGCATACAAGAGCTAATGGAAATGGATGCTCCCGCGTCCGTTATTGAAGAGTTTAAATACAAAGCAGCAAAAAATTCATTCTTGGCATTTGCCGACATAATGAAGAAAGGTGATTTGCGCGTCGTGGCATTTCACGAGGTTATCGGGTCTTCGTTTGAAGATTTGGCTACTCGCCAGTACCGCCGAGCCATCATCTCGTGCCCCCCGCGCTCCGGCAAATCAATGATGGCGTCCATGTTTGTAGCATGGTTGCTTGGTCGTGACCAGCAGACACAGCACATTGTTGCTTCCTATGGACAACAACTCTCTGGTAAGTTTCATAAAGATGCAATCGGATACTTAAAACACCCGGAGTTTTGTAAAATATTTCCAGAATGGAAGGGATTCTCCAGAGACTCCAAGTACGATATGCTCGGAGGCGGTTACATTCTTCCTACTTCAGTCGGCGGCGTTCTTACAGGTTTTACCGCAGGTACGACCAATATTACGAGTCCGGGGGTAGGGGCCATGATTGTTGATGACCCGCTCAAAGATTCCACATCAAAGGCAGCTCTTGAGGAATTGGAGTCATGGTGGGGTGAGCAAGCATCGACACGGCGTACAAATAACTGGTGCCAGATGGTAATTGCTACTCGGTTTCATGAACGGGATCTTCACGGTGTTTTGTTGGAGGCGGACGGTGTTTTCGATGAGAGTGAAAATCCTAACGGTTGGCGTTGGATTAACATCGCAGGCATAATTGAGACAGCAGAGCAAATAGCCGCAGACCCCCTAGAAAGGGATCTTGGCGAATCTCACTGGCCAAGCAACAACGCTTTTACGGTCGACATGTTGATGGCCCAGAAGAAGACCATGGGTTCTTTCGCCTTCTCAGCCCTGTACCAAGGCAGTCCAATGACTGCAGAAGGGCAAATAATCAAAGATAGTTGGATTAACCGATTAGACAAAGACAAATGCCCAGAATTTGATCTAACTTGGTTAGCCGTAGACTGTGCTTTCTCCGAGAAAGAAATGGCAGATGAAACGGCAATATGCGTAGCCTCAATATCTCACCGGTTCCCCGGAAAAGTATACATTCGTGAGATTATTACGGGCAGGTTGGGCTTCCCAGATTTGATTGCTAAAGTTAAACACCTGTACTCATTCTACGACGCAAAAATCTTGTGCATTGAGAAAGCCGCCTCTGGACAATCTCTTATTCAAATGCTTCGAAAAGAAGCAAAAATACCCATTGAAGAGATGAAACCGCTTCGCTCAAAGACAATTCGCCTTCAAGCCGTGGCCCCGTTAATGGAATTTGCGCGAGTGTATTTTGTTGAGGGCGATTGGATTGATGGGTTTGTTAGAGAGCTTACTACTTTTCCCTACGTAAAACATGACGACCGGACGGACGCCTTCACTTGGGCTCTAACTTATTTCTCAATGAAGTTAGACAAAGTAGATCAAGGTTTGCAGGATGCAATTATTACAAATAAGCGTTTCTTTGGGGATTTAACAAGATCTGGATTTGGTAATAAAGACGTGTTTCCAAACTTAGCTAACAAACGTTTGCGGCTATTCCCTGCTGACAATGCTTTTAATGACCCCGATTACGACGCAGTGAGTGGAGAGGCAGATCCGCGCTCATCATTTGTTCGTGGAATTCGCGGGGGTAAGAGAAACGTAGGATACGATACTGATTTGTAGATATAGTGATGCGGGATAGCAACCCCGTGAAAAAGTTCTAGTATCACTCATTAGATCTTATTATGGCTGTTTCACCAGTTGACAAAAACTCATCGCTGATGCAAGAAGAGTTTGGCACAGTTGTTCTAATCACCGACCCTGCCGCTGATCACTACCTTGCAAAGGCAGCAAAGGACAACCCGAATCAAGAGAAATTCACAAAATTCTGCGGAGGTAAGGGGGGTTGGACAGATTATACGGAAAGGTGGCATTAGGCGGGTAAAAGTCACTAACTGAGACAGCCCTCCAATGGCTCAGAGTAATTCTAAAGGGGGAAGGGGGTCCGATGACTTAAAACTCATTTGCAACGAAGCATACATTGTATCCACTGTTGACTCCTTCACTCAAATGCTAGACTCAAAAAGTAAGCGCCGCAATCGCCGTTCTGAGAATGTTCAAATGCTTGAACAATCCTATTCCAAGGGAATGGATGTCGCTCCACCCAAGTTTCTGACTTGGAGACAGGAAGACTTTTGGAACACCATGAAGAAGAACACCGTCACACTTGCCCACGGCTCCGCCGGAACTGGCAAGACACTGATGGCCCTACACTTTGGCCTTTCTGGCGTTGCTTCCGGTGATTTTGAAAAAGTTTATTACGTACGTAGTGACGTAGGCGTAGAATATCAAAGAGGTCGTGGCGCTCTTCCCGGCGACATGTCTGACAAGATTGCACCCCTGGTTGCTCCAATTTTTGACAACCTCCCTTGCATTATGCGCTCTCAAGGCGCCGCTGAATATTTATTGAATAAAAAAATCATTGAGCCGATCCTGCTCGAAGATATTCGCGGACGTTCGCTGAATGAAGCGTTCGTGATTGTTGATGAAGCGCAAAATTTCCTGCCCCAACAAATCAAAACTTGTCTCACCCGTGTCGGAAAGGATTCAAAAATCTGCCTGATTGGTGACACAAAACAAACTGATATGGAGGTATTTCGCCGTGAAAACGGACTTGTGGATGCTATTCATCGGCTCCGCGCTCTTAGCGAGGTGGGCATTGTTGAATTTGGTAAAGAAGATATTGTAAGAAATTCCGTTATTGCTCACATACTCGATAGATACGAAGATTAACGAAATGACAAAGGGACAGAGTACAACTGATCGTATCACTTCTGATGATGTCCCTTTCTACGACTTCGGGTTGTTAAATATTGGAGCGCGGCTGCTTAGAAAAGCCGCCACAAAAGGCGGAGTAGCAAATAGCGCGATTGAAGGGGCCACGGAAGCAGCTGCAAAACGAGCTTCACAGAGTAGTGCAAAGAATATCATAAGAAAAACTTGCTCAAAAGGCACTAATTGCGGGGGTACGTGCATCGCTCAGATGAAGAAATGCCTTCTAAAGATGTCCCCCAATGTGTCAAGTGGAATATCTGAGCTGGCGACTTGGATTAAAGCCCGCAAACAGCTAATGTCTAAAAATCCCAAGGTGTCTGAAAGGGGTGCAAAAACACTTGCCACGCCTGCTGAACATAGAGGCCCGCTTAACGGTAGAACTCTTGCTCAACGTGCAGGCGATTTGAAAGAGGCGGGAGTAACTTCCCGGGCAAAGAAGGCTAGAGAAGCCATTGAAAAAATTCGCGAAGAGTTTCCAGATCCCAAGGAAGCTGATAAACGGGTCAAATACGCAGTTAACATGGCCCGTGATGGTGGCAGAGGGATGCGACCCGGGAACCAATCAATGGGGATTACTCCCGAAGACCTCGAAGGTTTAAGAAAAAACAAAGAGCTAATTCAAAAAATCTCTGATTTACAGGATGAAGTATATAGTAGCACAGGTGCGGCTAAAGATAAAGCCATTCAAAAATATTTTGACTTTATGGTGAGAGCTAAAAATGATAAATATCTATACAATGCAAGTGAGGGACAAATTGATTTATTCTTATCTCTTGTTCCCCTTAAAACTAACAAACGCTTGAAAAAAGCGGGCGGTGAAAAACGTTTAAAACAATTTACTTGGGGTACATCAAAACCCTCCCCAAGCGCGATTGCAACTCCTAGAAGTGAAATAGTTGAAACTCTTGCACCGGGACAACCCTCCGTAAACATGGTAACAGAGGCAGCAAATGCTTACAGTGTTGGAAGAGAGTACCTAAACATGGGGGGCAAAGATTTTTATACAGGCCTTAAACGCAATATAAATGATTTTGATCTTGAACATGTCATAGCACGGCCAGAGAATGAAGTAATCTGGGATTCAATTCCTAACCGAGTTTTAACCCACATCCCATTAAATAGCAAAAAAACTTCCTTACCTGTAAGCGTTCTGCTTGAGAGTAACGGCCCTAACACTATTTGGGGCGGCGGTAAAGCTGGTAAAGTAACTGGAGTAATTAAGTCAAAATCTGCACTATCAACTAAGATTCAATCCGGGGATATAAAACTTTCCGAAGCTATTGATGAAATTAAAAAACTTGGCGGCGATGATAGAAAAGAATTGTACCCCGATGTAATTTCAAAAGTTTTAGGGCCAACAGCGGGCGTAAGTGACAAAAAATCAGTTTCTATCGGTGGGAGACCCAACAGTACTAACCGTAGAACGTGGCCAGTATTTGGGGGTACGGAGAGCCCAGGGTGGAACAATATAGAAGTTAATGGAAACAGAATTACGCCACCTTTACTAGGAGAAAAAATTGCCACTACACTGGCAAAATGGGATGAGGCAGGAGACGTTGGTAAAATACAAAATTTCAAGAACGCTAAGAATAACCTTTGGCAAGAGTTTTTATCTATAAACCAGAAAACAATACCCGGAACAAATGAGTTAGTTGGTAAGTCCTCAATGGTGGGGGGAACTCCAGCCTTTAATTTTGTAAAAGACCAAATTGCGGAGATTATGGAAAACCGCGTCCCCGAGCTGCTGAGATTACTTGAGGGGTAAAATCATGAATACTAGGGGCAGATATGCGTAAGGATACTAGGTTTCGGCGTCCTGAACGCCATGAAATTGAGGCTCGGCTGCCTGCGGGTACGCTCGCCGATGCACAAGCTTTGGGTGTTTGGAACATGATGTTGCAGGCGGATGATCCCTCAGAGGTTTCTTTTCGGTATTGCTCGTACCGAGATAGTGCGCATTGTTCAGTGCCTCGTGAGAAGTTACGTGCGATGCGAGATACTATGATAACAAGTATGCGGGAAGAAAACCGCAAAGACCCTTCACCCCGCAAGGAGAAGAAGAAGGGCGTACACTACAATG